ATACAAGCTAGGTTAAAAGTAGGCGACAAAGTAGAAGTTAAGACGATTGGATATAGAATACACTTTTTAAATTTATATCCGGTCTTATACGAAGTAAAGAAGGTAGATAAACAATGATTAAACAAATATTAAGACTATTATTTTTATTAGCAATGTATGAGCTAGGTAAGTATGTAACTGAGCAAGTATATATTATGATGACGGCTAATGATGATGTGGAGGCGCCGAGTGACTTCGCAAAGTTGAGCGATCATTCTGATTTGATGAGGGCGGAGGTGTCGGAGTAGATGTATAGCAAAGAGTCAATCGTTAATATGATAGGCACACATAAAATGAAGTGTAATGTGTTGGCTGATGTAATACCGGAATATGATAGCAACTCAATAGCTCAGTACGGCATACAAGCAACATTACCAAAGCCACAAGGGGAAAACTCAAGTAAAGTTGAAGATGTTGTTGTGAGGCTTGAAAGAGCAAATAAAAGGTATGCTCAGATGTTAAAAGAAGTCGAGTTTATAAATCAATCGCAACAGAGATTGGGACATGTTGACTTTTGTTTCTTAGAGTTGTTAAAGAAAGGCTATAACAGGGATGCAATTATCAAGAAGATGCCTAACTCTAAATTGAACAGAAATAACTTTCTAGCGCGCCGTGATGAGTTAGCAGAAAAGATTTATCTACTACAGTGACGAAAATGACAAAAATGACAGAAATGACGAAAATGACACTATTTTTAAACTGTGAATTAATTTTATATAATTGATTTGTAAGAATTATCTTAAGACGTGGGGTAATAGCCACATTAGATGTTCTCATCGATGTGATTGAGAAGTGACAAACATATAAAAATTGATATGTTACGCTATTAATCACTTACTACCTGCCTATATGGTGGGTAGTTTAATTCTTGCATTTTGAGTCATAACTATTTTCCTCCTTTCACATTTATTGAACGTAGCTCCTGCACGAGATGTAGGGGCATTTTTATATTTAAAAAATAACAAGAGTAATTAACGTAAAGGCGTGTGATACAGTGAAAACAATTGATTAAATTAACACCGAAGCAAGAAAAGTTTGTGCTAGGACTCATAGAGGGCAAGAGCCAACGGAAAGCATATATTGACGCAGGGTATTCGACTAAAGGTAAGAGTGGGGAATATCTAGATAAAGAAGCGAGTACACTTTTTAAAAATCGGAAGGTTTCCGGAAGGTACGAAAAATTGCGTCAAGAAGTAGCTGAACAATCAAAATGGACACGCCAAAAGGCCTTTGAAGAATATGAGTGGCTAAAGAATGTAGCTAAGAATGACATTGAAATAGAGGGAGTGAAGAAAGCGACAGCTGATGCATTCCTCGCTAGTTTAGATGGTATGAATAGAATGACGTTAGGTAACGAAGTTTTAGCTAACAAGAAAATAGAAACTGAAATTAAGATGCTTGAGAAGAAGATTGAACAAATAGATAAAGGTGACAGTGGAACAGAAGATAAAATCAAACAACTTCACGACGCAATAACGGAAGTGATCGTCAATGAATAAACTTAAATCTTTATATACGGACAAACAAATTGAAATATTGAAGCAAACGCAAAAACAAGATTGGTTTATGTTAATTAATCACGGAGCAAAGCGTACAGGTAAAACAATATTAAACAATGACTTATTTTTACGTGAGTTAATGCGTGTGCGAAAGATAGCAGACGAAGAAGGAATTGAGACACCTCAATATATACTTGCTGGTGCAACATTAGGTACGATTCAAAAAAACGTACTAATAGAGTTAACTAACAAATATGGCATTGAGTTTAATTTTGATAAATATAATTCATTCATGTTATTTGGCGTTCAAGTGGTTCAGACAGGTCACAGTAAAGTAAGTGGTATAGGAGCTATACGTGGTATGACATCGTTTGGTGCATATATCAATGAAGCGTCGTTAGCGCATGAAGAGGTGTTTGACGAGATTAAGTCACGTTGTAGTGGAACTGGTGCAAGAATATTGGTAGATACCAACCCTGACCATCCCGAGCATTGGTTGTTGAAAGATTATATTGAAAATACAGATCCTAAAGCAGGTATACTGAGTCACCAATTTAAGCTCGATGACAATAACTTTCTTAATGATAGATATAAAGAGTCTATTAAGGCTTCAACACCATCAGGTATGTTCTATGAACGTAATATCAACGGTATGTGGGTGTCTGGTGACGGTGTAGTATATGCCGACTTTGATTTGAATGAGAATACGATTAAAGCAGATGAACTGGACGACATACCTATCAAAGAATACTTTGCTGGTGTCGACTGGGGTTACGAGCACTATGGATCTATTGTGTTAATAGGACGAGGTATAGATGGTAACTTTTATTTTATTGAGGAGCACGCACACCAATTTAAGTTTATTGATGATTGGGTGGTTATTGCAAAAGATATTGTAAGTAGATATGGCAATATTAATTTTTACTGCGATACTGCACGACCTGAATACATCACTGAATTTAGAAGACATAGATTACGTGCAATTAACGCTGATAAAAGTAAACTATCGGGTGTAGAGGAAGTTGCTAAGTTGTTCAAACAAAACAAGTTACTTGTTCTTTATGATAATATGGATAGGTTTAAGCAAGAGGTATTTAAATATGTTTGGCACCCTACAAACGGAGAGCCTATAAAAGAATTTGATGACGTGTTGGACTCGTTAAGATATGCCATATACACACATACTAAACCTGAACGATTAAGGAGGGGGAAATGACATTGTATAAGTTAATAGATGATATTGAAGCACAAGGAATATTGCCTAAGCATATTGAGTCTCTAATAGAGTCACATAAAGACGATAGAGAGAGAATGGTTAATCTCTATAATAGATACAAGACACATATTGACTATGTACCAATATTCAAACGTCGACCAATTGAAGAAAAAGAAGATTTTGAAACTGGTGGAAATGTAAGGCGATTAGACGTGTCTGTTAATAACAAACTTAACAACTCTTTTGACAGCGAAATTGTTGATACACGTGTTGGTTATTTACATGGTGTTCCTGTTACTTATGATTTAGATGAAAACGCAGAAAAAAACGAAAAGTTGAAAAAGTTTATAACCAACTTTGCCATTAGAAATAGTGTTGATGATGAGGATTCTGAAATAGGTAAAATGGCAGCAATTTGCGGATATGGTGCTAGGTTAGCATATATTGATACGAATGGTGATATTAGGATTAAGAATATAGATCCCTATAATGTTATTTTTGTTGGCGACAATATTTTAGAACCTACATACTCATTGCGCTACTTTTATGAAAAAGATGATGATAATGGCACTGATTATGTGTACGCAGAGTTTTACGATAATACTTATTATTATGTATTTCGAGGAGAAGGTATTGACGCTTTGCAAGAAGTTGGACGATATGAACATTTATTTGATTACAATCCATTGTTTGGTGTACCTAACAACAAAGAGATGATAGGAGATGCTGAAAAGGTTATTCACTTAATTGACGCATATGATTTAACAATGAGCGATGCATCAAGTGAGATTAGTCAGACACGTTTAGCATACCTTGTGTTACGCGGTATGGGTATGAGTGAAGAAATGATTCAAGAAACACAAAAGAGTGGCGCATTTGAGTTGTTCGACAAAGATATGGACGTTAAATACTTAACAAAAGATGTAAATGACACAATGATTGAGAACCATTTAGATCGAATCGAAAAGAATATCATGCGTTTTGCAAAGTCAGTAAACTTTAATTCTGACGAGTTTAACGGAAATGTACCTATCATTGGAATGAAACTTAAACTTATGGCTTTAGAGAACAAGTGTATGACGTTTGAGCGTAAGATGACAGCTATGTTGAGGTATCAATTCAAAGTTATTTTATCTGCATTAAAGCGTAAAGGGTACAACTTGGATGATGATAGTTATTTAAACCTGATATTTAAGTTCACTCGTAACATTCCAGTTAATAAGTTAGAAGAATCACAAGTGCTAATTAACCTGAAGGGACAAGTTTCAGAACGAACAAGGTTAGGACAATCACAACTAGTTGATGATGTTGATTACGAATTAGACGAAATGGAAAAAGAAAGCCTTGAATTTAATGACAAATTACCTGACATAGATGAAGGTGACGCAAATGACAAATCCCAAAATAACCAATCAGAATGATATTGATGAGTATATCGAGGGTTTAATCTCTAAAGCAGAAAAACCAATAGAACAACTATTTGCTAATCGACTTAAAGAGATAAAACAAATCATCGCAGATATGTTTGAGAAATATCAAAATGATGATGTGTATGTTACATGGACTGAATTCAATAAATACAACAGGCTCAATAAGGAGTTAACTCGTATAGGTACAATGTTGACTGATGACTATAGGCAAGTAGCTAAGATGATTCAGAAGTCACAAGAAGATGCTTATATAGAAAAATTCCTTATGAGCCTTTATTTATATGAAATGGCGAGTCAAACATCTATGCAGTTTGATGTTCCGAGTAAAGAGGTAATCAAATCAGCTATTGAACAACCTATTGAGTTCATTCGTTTAATGCCAACACTACAAAAACATCGTGATGAAGTATTGAAAAAGATACGTATGCACATTACACAAGGTATTATGAGTGGAGAGGGTTACTCTAAGATAGCTAAAGCAATACGTGATGATGTCGGCATGTCTAAAGCTCAATCATTGCGTGTGGCTCGTACAGAAGCAGGCAGAGCAATGTCACAAGCTGGACTTGATAGCGCAATGGTTGCTAAAGATAACGGTTTGAAGATGAAGAAACGTTGGAATGCTACTAAAGATACACGAACACGTGATACTCATCGTCATTTAGATGGGGAATCAGTGGAAATAGACCAAAACTTTCAATCAAGTGGATGTGTTGGACAGGCACCCAAGCTATTTATCGGTGTAAACAGTGCGAAAGAGAATATTAATTGTCGTTGTAAATTACTCTATTACATTGATGAAGATGAATTACCAACTGTGATGAGAGTGCGTAATGATGATGGTGAAAACGAAGTTATACCATTCATGACTTATCGTGAGTGGGAGAAATATAAGCGAAAAGGTGGTAATTGATATGGATTTTAAAATAAAAGTAAATGTTGATACTGGCGAAGCTATAGAAAAGTTAGAACACATTAAATCCTTGTACGAAGAGATAATAGAGTTACAAAACGAAAAAGTTGTTGTAAACGTAACAGTTAAAAATGAAGCTGATTTAGATATGGTTAAAACATCTATTAGCGAAGAAAATGCTAAAAATAATGATTTCACACTTTTTTAGTTGTCTCTTTGCTACTCGACCTTAGCATGTCGTTAAACTGCTTTTTATTATGCACTTTTCGGACTGTTAGGGTACGCGAAGGGCAAAAAGGAGTTTTGATATATGAATATCGAAGAAGTTAAGTCTTTTTTTGAAGAACACAAAGACGATAAAGAAGTAAAAGATTATCTAAACGGACTTAAGACGGTGTCTGTTGATGACGTTAAAGGCTTTTTAGATACAGAAGAAGGTAAACGATTCATTCAACCTGAATTAGATCGTTATCATTCGAAAGGATTAGAATCATGGAAAGAGAAAAATCTTGAGGATCTAATCGAACAAGAAGTACGGAAGCGTAATCCTGAGCAATCAGAAGAACAAAAACGTATTAGTGCTCTTGAACAAGAGTTAGAAAAACGCGACGCAGAGGCAAAACGTGAGAAGTTAAGAAGTAACGCGCTAGGTAAAGCGCAGGAACTAAATTTACCAACATCCTTAGTTGATAGATTTTTAGGCGATTCTGATGAAGATACTGAGCAAAACTTAAAAGCTTTAAAAGAAACCTTTGACAAGTATGTTCAAAAAGGTGTTGAGTCTAAATTTAAATCGAGTGGAAGAGATGTTAAAGAATCACGAAATCAAGATTTAGACCCTTCAAATGTAAAGTCCATTGAAGAAATGGCGAAAGAAATCAATATTAGAAAATAAAGTGAGGTAATAAAATATGGCAACTCCAACATACACGCCAGGCAATGTTATTTTATCGGATTTTAAAAACGGCGTTATTCCAGCAGAACAAGGTACTTTAATCATGAAAGACATTATGGCTAATTCAGCAATTATGAAATTAGCTAAAAATGAGCCAATGACAGCACAAAAGAAAAAATTTACTTACTTAGCAAAAGGTGTAGGCGCCTACTGGGTATCAGAAACGGAACGTATTCAAACTTCTAACCCTGAATATGCACAAGCAGAAATGGAAGCTAAGAAAATTGGTGTAATTATTCCGTTATCAAAAGAGTTTCTTAAATGGACTGCAAAAGATTTCTTTAATGAGGTTAAACCTCTAATTGCAGAGGCATTTTACAAAGCGTTTGACCAAGCTGTTATCTTTGGTACTAAATCACCTTACAACACTTCAACTAGTGGTAAACCGCTTGTTGAAGGCGCAGAAGAGAAAGGTAACGTTGTTACAGATACTAATAATTTATACGTAGACCTTTCGGCATTAATGGCTACTATTGAAGATGAAGAGTTAGATCCAAACGGAGTATTAACTACACGTTCATTCAGAAGTAAAATGCGTAATGCTTTAGATGCTAATGACAGACCATTATTTGATGCTAACGGGAACGAGATTATGGGATTACCACTATCTTATACTGGAGCGGATGTATACGACAAAAAGAAATCGTTAGCACTAATGGGTGATTGGGATTACGCACGTTACGGTATCTTACAAGGTATTGAGTATGCAATTTCTGAAGATGCCACGTTAACGACGTTACAAGCATCAGATGCTTCTGGCCAACCAGTATCATTATTTGAACGTGATATGTTCGCTTTACGTGCGACGATGCATATTGCATACATGAACGTTAAACCAGAAGCGTTCGCAACGCTTAAACCAACTGAATAGGAGGAGATATGATGGCTAATCCTGCAGAAGAGATTAAGGTAAAAAAAGACAATATGACTATTACTGTTACAAAGAAGGCATTTGACTCTTATTACAGTCTTGTCGGTTACAAAGAGGTTAAATCACGTCGTACTACGTCTGATAAGAGCGAGTGATAAAAATGACTCTTTATGAAGATGTTAAACTTTTACTCAAGAAAAATGGAGTGGAAGTTAAAAGTGATGAAGAAGAAATATTTAAGATGGAAGTTGACGGAATACTAGAAGATGTTAGGGATATAACAAACAATGATTTTATGAAAGATGGTCAAGTCATTTATCCTTACTCAATCAAAAAGTATGTCGCAGATGTCCTAGAGTATTATCAACGACCTGAAGTTAAAAAGAATTTAAAGTCAAGAAGTATGGGGACAGTGTCGTACACTTATAACGATGGTGTCCCTGATTACATTAGTGGAGTATTAAACAGGTATAAACGAGCAAAGTTTCATCCGTTTAAACCAATAAGGTAGAGGTGTTGTTTGTGTTTAACCCATACGACGAATTCCCTCACACTATTTCTATTGGAAGTATCAAAAAAGTAGGAGAGTATCCAATTATACAAGAGCGCTTTGTAAGCGATAAAACAATTAAAGGATTTATGGATACGCCTACTACATCTGAACAACTAAAATTTCATCAAATGTCACAAGAATATGACAGAAACCTATATGTACCTTATGACTTGCCAATATCTAAAAACAATTTATTTGAGTATGAGGGTAGAATCTTTAGTATTGAAGGTGATTCTGTAGATCAGGGCGGACAACATGAAATTAAGTTACTACGACTTAAGCAGGTGCCATATGGCAAAAGTTAAGTACGGTGCTGATAGCATGGTTGTTGAATTGGATAAGTTCGATAAGAAAATAGAAGAGTGGGTTAAAAAAGGTATCGCTAAAACAACGATGAAGATATATAACACTGCTGTAGCATTAGCTCCTGCTGACTTAGGATTTTTGAAAGAAAGTATAGACTTTCGATTTGAGAACAACGGTCTAACAGGAGTTATCAATGTAGGTGCAGAATATAGTGTTTATGTTGAGTACGGCACAGGTATTTATGCCACTAAAGGTAGTCGCGCTAAAAAGATACCGTGGAGTTATAAAGACGCTAACGGTAAATGGCATACTACTAAAGGACAAGCGCCACAGCCGTTTTGGAACCCTGCAATTGACGCAGGACGCAAGACATTCGAGCAGTATTTTTCATAGAGGTGGTTAAATATGTGGGTATCAGTTGAACCTGAACTTACAAATCAAATATATAAAAGATTAATCTCAGACCCTAACATTAACAAAATAGTTGGTGATAGGGTCTTTGACGTTGTTCAAGATGACGCTGTTTACCCATATATTGTTGTGGGTGAATCAAACGTCACTAACAACGAATCTAGTGCAACAATGAGAGAAACAGTTGGTATTGTCATACATGTGTATTCACAGTTCGCTACACAATACGAGGCTAAGCTCATTTTAAGCGCAATAGGCTATGTGCTAAACAGGACTATAGAGATAGAAAATTACGAATTCCAATATAGCCGTATCGATAGTCAAGCAGTATTCCCTGATATAGACAGGTTTACTAAGCATGGCACGATACGGCTTTTATTTAAGTACAGACATAAAAAGAAAAACGAAGGAGTGTATTAAATGGCGCAAAAAAACTATTTAGCAGTTGTACGTCCAGCTGAAACTGACTTAGATCCAGTAGAATCTTTATTATTAGCTGACTTACAAGAAGGTGGACATACGATTGAAAATGATTTAGCTGAAATAGTACGAGGCGGTAAAACGGACTATTCTCCCAATGCAATGTCAGAATCATTTAAATTAACAATTGGTAATGTGCCTGGAGATAAAGGAATTGAAGCAGTGAAACACGCTGTACAAACAGGTGGACAGTTGCGTATATGGCTTTATGAGCGTAATAAACGTGCAGACGGTAAACATCACGGAATGTTTGGTTATGTTGTTCCAGAATCATTTGAAATGTCATTTGATGATGAAAGTGACAAAATCGAACTATCATTAAAAGTTAAATGGAATACAGCAGAAGGTGCTGAAGATAACTTGCCGAAAGAGTGGTTTGAAGCTGCAGGTGCGCCTACAGTTGAATACGAAAAATTCGGCGAAAAAGTCGGAACATTCGAGAATCAAAAGAAAGCTAGTGTTGTATCTGATTCACACACGGAAGACCATTCTATGTAAACTAATAGATCAAGGGGGCGTAAGCTCCCTATTTTTTTATAAAAAAATTGAAAAGAGGTATATATTTTGACTGAATTTAATCCAATTACAACATTAAAAATTAATGACGGAGAAAAAGATTACGAAGTAGAAGCAAAAGTAACATTTGCATTTGACCGAAAAGCTGAAAAATTCTCAGAAGATAGCGAAGATGGGAGAAAAGGAGCAATGCCAGGATTCAATGTTATCTTTAACGGTTTGCTAGAATCTAGAAACAAAGCGATTTTACAATTTTGGGAATGTGCTACTGCTTATTTAAAAAACCCACCAACTCGAGAACAATTAGAAAAAGCGATTGATGATTTCATCACTGAAAACGAGGATACTTTGCCGTTATTACAAGGGGCTTTGGACAAACTTAACAATAGTGGTTTTTTCAAGAGGGAGAGTCGCTCGTACTGGATGACATTGAACAAAGCACCGAATATGGCCAAAAGCGAGGACAAAGAAATGACGAAAGCAGGCATAGAAATGATGAAAGAGAATTACAAGGAAATCATGGGCGCAGAACCTTACACGATTACTCAAAAATAAGGCAACTGACAGCTAGATATTTAGGATATATCCCTGAACATGAATTGTTAGCACTAACACCTGCTGAATGGCGTGATTGGCTTATTGGTGGTCAGGATAGGTACCTAGATCAAAGACAATTATTAATTGAACAAGCGCAAGCTAACGGCTTAGTACAAGCTTCTAAGAGGCTAACTAGTATGATTCGTGACATTGAGAAACAACGTTACGAAATAAGAGAACCTGGTAGCTATGCTCGTGTACAAAAAGCTAGATTAGAAGAAGAAAAAAGAAGACGTGAACTCTTCAAAGAAGGCACAAGAAAATTCCTTGAATCGAAAGGAGGTTAGCCTTTGGATACTCATTTTATGGCAAAGATTATGGCCAATATTAGAGATTTCCAAAGCAACGTAAGGAAAGCTCAACGATTAGCAAAGACGTCTGTACCAAACGAAATTGAAACAGATGTAAAAGCAGATATTTCAAGATTCCAAAGAGCTTTACAACGCGCTAAAGCTATGGCGCAAAAATGGCGTGAACATAACGTTAAAATAGATGGTAATAATTCACCGTTAAAACGTGCAATTGCTAGTGCAAAAACGATGTTGGCCACGTTACACAACAAAACAATAAAAGTTAATTTCGATACGAGAGGTATGACAAAAACCCAAATTTTAACTAAGGCACTGAATCAGTCCTTAACTGATTATAGTGAGAAAATGGACGCGCTAGCTACTAAAATTCGTACATTTGGTACAATTTTTGCACAACAAGTTAAAGGCTTAATGATTGCTAGTATACAAGCATTGATACCAGTGATTGCCGGATTAGTACCTGCAATAATGGCAGTACTTAATGCGGTTGGTGTATTAGGTGGTGGCGTTTTAGGTTTAGTTGGCGCATTCTCTGTCGCAGGTCTTGGAGTTGTTGGCTTTGGTGCAATGGCTATTAGCGCTCTTAAAATGGTTGAAGGTGGAACATTGGCAGTAACAAAAGAAGTTCAAAACTTTAGAGATGCGAGCGATCAGTTAAAAACTACATGGCGTGATATTGTTAAAGAGAATCAAGCAAGTATCTTTAATGCGATGTCAGCAGGTATCAGAGGTGTTACAAGTGCGATGTCTCAATTAAAACCATTCTTATCTGAAGTATCTATGCTGGTTGAAGCAAACGCACGCAAGTTTGAGGATTGGGTTAAACATTCTGAAACAACTAAGAAAGCATTTGAAGCATTGAATAGCATAGGTGGCGCAATCTTCGGAGATTTATTGAACGCTGCAGGAAGATTTGGCGACGGATTAATTAACATTTTCACTCAATTAATGCCGTTGTTCAAATTTGTGTCTCAAGGACTACAGAACATGTCCATAGCTTTCCAAAATTGGGCTAATAGTGTGGCTGGTCAGAATGCTATTAAAGCGTTTATTGACTACACTACCACTAACTTACCTAAGATTGGTCAGATATTTGGCAATGTGTTCGCTGGTATTGGTAATTTAATGATTGCTTTTGCTCAAAACAGTTCTAACATTTTTGACTGGTTAGTTAAATTAACTTCTCAATTTAGAGCATGGTCAGAACAAGTAGGACAATCACAAGGATTTAAAGACTTTATCAGTTACGTTCAAGAGAATGGTCCTACTATTATGCAGTTAATCGGTAATATCGTAAAAGCGTTAGTGGCATTTGGTACTGCAATGGCTCCTATAGCTAGTAAATTACTAGATTTCATTACTAATTTAGCTGGATTTATCGCCAAACTATTCGAAGCACACCCAGCAGTCGCTCAAATTATCGGTGTTATCGGTATTTTAGGTGGCGTATTTTGGGCTTTAATGGCTCCGATCGCAGCTGTTAGCAGTGTGTTAAGTAATGTGTTTAGTATGACTTTATTGAATGTTGTCAAAAGAATACTGGATTTAACTAGAATAACTGGGGTGGTAAGTAAAGCGTTCGGTTTATTGACTGGTGCTTTCACAAGTATTTCTTGGCCAATATTAGCAGTAGTTGCAGTCATTGGTGTATTCATTGGTATTCTTGTTTATTTATGGAAAACAAACGAGAATTTCAGAAAAACAATAACAGAAGCTTGGAACGGTATTAAAACAGCAGTTTCCGGTGCGATTCAAGGTGTAGTAGATTGGTTAACTCAATTGTGGGGCAAAATTCAATCAACATTACAGCCAATCATGCCTATATTACAAGTATTAGGACAAGTATTCATGCAAGTTTTAGGTGTTTTGGTAATAGGCATTATTACAAATGTTATGAATATCATACAAGGTTTGTGGACGTTAATTACAATTGCGTTCCAAGCCATAGGAACAGTGATATCCGTAGCTGTCCAAATCATAGTAGGTTTATTCACTGCTTTAATTCAGTTGCTTACTGGCGACTTCTCAGGTGCTTGGGAGACTATTAAAACTACGGTTACCAATGTACTTGATACGATTTGGCAATACATGCAATCAGTTTGGGAGTCAATTATCGGCTTTTTAACTGGCGTAATGAATCGAACGCTTTCAATGTTTGGTACAAGTTGGTCACAGATATGGAGTACAATCACTAATTTTGTTAGCAGTATTTGGAACACTGTTACAAGTTGGTTCAGTCGTGTTGCTTGGAGTGTAGCTGAAAAAATGGGACAAGCATTAAACTTTATTATCACAAAAGGTTCTGAATGGGTTTCTAACATTTGGAATACAGTTACAAGTTTCGCGAGTAAAGTAGCTGATGGGTTTAAAAGAGTTGTCTCAAATGTAGGTGACGGTATGAGTGATGCACTTGGTAAGATTAAAAGTTTCTTCAGTGATTTCTTAAATGCCGGAGCGGAATTAATCGGCAAAGTAGCTGAGGGTGTAGCCAATGCTGCGCACAAAGTAGTCAGCGCGGTAGGCGATGCGATTTCATCAGCTTGGGACTCTGTAACTTCATTCGTAAGTGGACACGGTGGAGGTAGTAGCTTAGGTAAAGGTTTAGCGGTATCACAAGCAAAAGTAATTGCTACAGACTTTGGCAGTGCCTTTAATAAAGAGCTATCCTCTACTTTGACAGATAGTATAGTAAATCCTGTAAGTACTTCTATAGACAGACACATGACTAGCGATGTTCAACATAGCTTAAAAGAAAATAATAGACCTATTGTGAATGTAACGATTAGAAATGAGGGCGACCTTGATTTAATTAAATCACGCATTGATGACATGAACGCTATAGACGGAAGTTTCAACTTATTATAAGGGAGGTTTGTTAGTTGATAGCGCACGATATAGAAGTAATAAGGAATGGTTCACAGTATCGCGTCAGTGACAATCCTTTCACTTATAATCACTTGGAAGTAGTTGAATATAACGTTACAGGCGCAGGATATCATCGTAACTATTCTGATATAGAGGGTATTGATGGTAGATTTCATAATTACGCTAAAGAAGAACTTAAAAAAGTAGAGCTTAAGATAAGGTATAAAGTACCTAAAATTGCTTATGCTTCACATTTAAAGTCAGACGTCCAAGCACTATTTGCTGGACGTTTTTATTTAAGGGAATTAGCTACACCAGACAATTCAATTAAGTATGAGCATATATTAGATATACCAAAAGACAAACAAGCATTTGAGCTTGATTATGTTGATGGACGACAACTTTTTGTAGGACTAGTAAGTGAAGTTTCTTTTGACACAACACAAACATCAGGGGAATTTTCTTTGTCGTTTGAAACAACCGAACTACCATACTTTGAAAGTGTCGGTTATAGTACTGATCTTGAAAGTAATAACGACCCTGAAAAATGGTCGGTACCTGATAGATTGCCTACAAACGAAGGTGATAAGAGGCGTCAAATGACATTTTACAACACTAACTCAGGAGAAGTTTATTATAACGGTGATGTTCCTTTAACACAGTTTAATCAGTTTAATGTTGTTGAAATAGAGTTAGCTGAAGATGTTAAAGCTAATGATAAGGATGGATTCACTTTCTATACAGATAAAGGAAATATCTCAGTTATTAAGGAAGTTGATTTAAAAGCCGGAGATAAAATAATCTTCGACGGTAAACATACCTATAGAGGTTATTTAAATATAGATTCTTTTAATAAAACTTTAGAACAACCGGTTTTATATCCAGGCTGGAATCGATTCAAGTCTAATAAAGTAATGAAACAAATTACATTTAGACACAAATTATATTTTAGATAAGGAGTAGCCTATGCCAATTTTATTAAAAAGTCTACAGGGTGTAGGGCACGCTATTAATGTTAGTACAAAGGTAAGTAAAAAGCTAAATGAAGATAGTTCTTTGGATCTAACTATTATCGAGAACGCGAGTACGTTTGACGCAATAGGTGCTATAACTAAAATGTGGACGATCACTCATGTTGAAGGTGAAGATGATTTCAACGAATATGTAATTGTCATACTTGATAAGTCTACTATTGGCGAAAAAATAAGGCTTGATATCAAAGCTAGGCAAAAAGAACTTGATGACCTTAACAATTCTAGGATTTACCAAGAGTATAACGAAAGTTTTACAGGCGTTGAGTTCTTCAATACTGTCTTTAAAGGAACGGGTTATAAGTATGTATTACATCCAAAAGTAGATGCATCTAAATTCGAGGGATTAGGCAAAGGAGATACACGATTAGAAATCTTTAAAAAAGGACTTGAGCGTTATCATCTCGAATATGAATACGATGCAAAGACTAAAACGTTTCATTTGTATGATGAATTATCTAAGTTTGCCAATTATTACATTAAAGCTGGTGTGAATGCTGATAACGTCAAAATACAAGAAGATGCATCTAAATGTTATACCTTTATTAAAGGTTATGGTGATTTTGATGGACAACAGACTTTTGCAGAAGCGGGACTACAAATTGAATTCACTCATCCATTAGCACAATTGATAGGTAAAAGAGAAGCGCCACCGCTTGTTGATGGACGTATTAAAAAAGAAGATAGTTTAAAAAAAGCAATGGAGTTATTGATAAAGAAAAGTGTCACTGCTTCTATTTCCTTAGACTTTGTAGCGTTACGTGAACATTTCCCAGAAGCTAACCCTAAAATAGGTGATGTTGTTAGAGTGGTGGATTCTGCCATAGGATATAACGACTTAGTGAGAATAGTCGAAATCACTACACATAGAGATGCGTACAATAATATCACTAAGCAAGATGTAGTATTAGGAGACTTTACAAGGCGTAATCGTTATAACAAAGCAGTTCATGATGCTGCAAATTATGTTAAAAGCGTAAAATCTACAAAATCCGACCCATCTAAAGAACTAAAAGCATTAAACGCAAAAGTTAACGCAAGTTTATCTATAAATAATGAATTGGTTAAGCAGAATGAAAAAATAAACGCTAAAGTCGATAAGATGAATACTAAAACAGTTACAACTGCTAATGGTACGATCATGTACGACTTTACTAGTCAATCAAGTATAAGAAACATCAAATCAATTGGAACGATTGGCGACTCTGTAGCTAGAGGGTCGCACGCAAAAACTAATTTCACAGAAATGTTAGGCAAGAAATTGAAAGCTAAAACGACTAATCTTGCAAGAGGTGGCGCAACAATGGCAACAGTTCCAATAGGTAAAGAAGCGGTAGAAAACAGCATTTATAGACAAGCAGAGCAAATAAGAGGAGACCTAATCATATTACAAGGCACTGATGATGACTGGTTACACGGTTATTGGGCAGGCGTACCGATAGGCACTGATAAAACGGATACAAAAACGTTTTACGGTGCCTTTTGTTCTGCAATTGAAGTTATTAGAAAGAATAATCCAGATTCAAAAATACTAGTGATGACAGCTACAAGACAATGCCCTATGAGTGGTACAACAATACGCCGTAAAGACACGGACAAAAACAAACTAGGGTTAACACTTGAGGACTATGTAAACGCTCAAATATTAGCTTGTAGTGAGTTAGATGTACCAGTGTTTGACGCATATCACACAGATTACTTTAAGCCATACAATCCAGCTTTTAGGAAAGCGAGCATGGAGGACGGCTTACACCCTAACGAAAAAGGTCACGAGGTTATTATGTACGAGTTAATCAAGGATTATTACAGTTTTTACGACTAAAGGAGGCAACCAATGGCTTACGGATTAATAACAAGTTTGCATTCTATCACTGGCGAAAAAGTAGTTGCTCAGCATGAGTACAACTATCGATTACTTGATAATGGAATGAGTAAACTTGAAAAGATGTTTATATATCATCAAAAAGAAGAAATATATGCACACACAGCTAACCAAATTAAATATTTGAATGGTAGTGTCTCAGACTTTTTAGCTTATTTAAATGGTCGATTCAGCAACATGGTACTAGGACATAACGGCGACGGTATCAATGAAGTAAAAGACGCGCGTGTTGATAATACAGGATACGCGCACCCAACATTACAAGATCGTTTGTATCATGATTATGCAACGTTAGACGAATTCACTAAAACAGTTAAAAAGTCAGTTGATGATAATTACAAAGAATATAGAGCTACAGAATACCGATTCGAACCAAAAGAGCAAGAACCGGAATTCATCACAGATTTATCGCCATATACTAACGCAGTAATGCAATCATTTTGGGTAGACCCTAGAACAAAAATTATTTATATGACACAAGCGCGTCCGGGCAATCATTACATGTTATCTAGATTGAAGCCTAATGGACAATTTATTGATAGATTGCTTGTTAAAAATGGCGGTCACGGCACACACAACGCCTATAGATATATCGGCAATGAGTTATGGATTTATTCAGCAGTGTTAGACGCTAACAAAAACAACAAGTTTGTACGTTTCCAATATAGAACTGGAGAAATAACTTATGGTAATGAAATGCAAGATGTCATGCCGAATATATTTAACGACAGATATACATCAGCAATTTATAATCCTATAGAAAATTTAATGATTTTCAGACGTGAATATAAAGCTTCTGAAAGACAACTTAAGAATTCGTTGAACTTTGTTGAGGTTAGAAGTGCTGACGATATTGATAAAGGTATAGACAAAGTATTGTATCAAATGGATATACCTATGGAATACACTTCAGATACACAACCTATGCAAGGTATCACTTATGATGCAGGTATCTTATATTGGTATACAGGTGATTCGAATACAGCCAACCCTAACTACTTACAAGGTTTCGATATAAAAACAAAAGAATTGTTATTTAAACGACGTATCGATATTGGTGGTGTGAATAATAACTTTAAAGGAGACTTCCAAGAAGCTGAGGGTCTAGATATGTATTACGATCTAGAAACAGGACGCAAAGCGCTTTTAATAGGGGTAACTATTGGACCTGGTAACAACAGACATCACTCAATTTATTCCATCGGCCAAAGAGGTGTTAACCAATTCTTAAAAAACATTGCACCTCAAGTATCGATGACTGATTCAGGCGGACGTGTTAAACCGTTACCAATACAGAACCCAGCATATCTAAGTGATATTACGGAAGTTGGTCATTACTATATCTATACGCAAGACACACAAAATGCGTTAGATTTCCCGTTACCGAAAGCGTTTAGAGATGCAGGTTGGTTCTTTGATGTACTGCCTGGACACTATAATGGTGCTCTAAGACAAGTACTTACCAGAAACAGCACAGGTAGAAATATGCTTAAATTCGAACGTGTCATTGACATTTTCAATAAGAAAAACAACGGAGCATGGAATTTCTGTCCGCAAAACGCCGGTTATTGGGAACATATCCCTAAGAGTATTACAAAATTATCAGATTTAAAAATCGTTGGTTTAGATTTCTATATCACTACTGAAGAATCAAAACGATTTACTGATTTTCCTAAAGATTTTAAAGGTATTGCAGGTTGGATATTAGAAGTAAAATCGAATACACCAGGTAACACAACACAAGTATTAAGACGTAATAACTTCCCGTCTGCACATCAATTTTTAGTTAGAAACTTTGGTACTGGTGGCGTTGGTAAATGGAGTTTATTCGAAGGAAAGGTGGTTGAATAATGGTAGTAGATAATTTTTCGAAAGATGATAACTTAATCGAGTTACAAACAACATCACAATATAATCCGGTTATTGACACAAACATCAGTTTCTATGAATCAGATAGAGGAACTGGTGTTTTAAATTTTGCAGTAACTAAGAATAATAAGCCGTTATCAATCAGCAAACATAATGCGATGACTAGTATTGTGCTTAAGACGGATAACTTCGACGATGAACACGGCGCTTATATTAGTGATGAACTTACAATTGTTGATGCAATTAACGGACGAATGCAATACGTTATCCCGAATGAGTTCTTAAAATACACTGGACGCGTACATGCGCAAGCATATTTTACTCAAAACGGTAGCAATAACGTAATTGTAGAACGTCAATTTAACTTCAATATCCAGAATGATCTAATTAGTAATTTTGACGGTAAAACAAAGCTAGTTTATATCAAATCAATTCAGGACTTAACAGAAAGTGTTAAAGAAGAAGTTGAGGACTTAAAGAAAAGTTTAAGTGATACAAAATCGTTGGTTACTGAAATTGATAGTCGTATTAATCAAGGTATTCAAAGATTAGAAATTAAACAAAATGAAGCGGTACAGATGATTACAACAACACAAGACAAAGCCGTTCAATATATAAATAGCGAGTTCCAGAAAATTGTTGATAAAGAGCAAGCGATTTTTGAACGTGTTAACGAAGTTGAACAACAAATCAATGGCGCTGACCTTGTTAAAGGTAATTCAACAACAAATTGGCAAAAGTCTAAACTTACTGATAATTACGGTAAAGCAATTGAATCGTCTGAGCAGTCCATAGATAGCGTTTTAAGCACAGTTAACACATCTAGGATTATTCATATCACTAGCGCGACAGATGCGCCCTCATTTAAAGATATAGGTACTGTCGATACACCTAAAGAAGATGGCGTTGACGATGGTTCAGATATTCCGGTAGCTCCTAACACTTTAGGAAAATCAGGCGTGTTAGTTGTCTATGTTGTTGATGATAGTACGGCACGTGCAACATGGTATCCAGATGATTCAAACGACGAATATACAAAATATAAAATTAGTGGCACATGGTACCCGTTTTATAAAAAAAATGACGGCGATTTAACTAAGCAATTCGTCGAAGAAACATCAAACAACGCTTTAAATCAAGCTAAACAGTATGTAGATGATAAATTCGGAACAACGAGCTGGCAACAACATAAATTAACAGAACATAATGGTCAATCAATTCAAAAGAATTTATATAACGCCAAAGGCAATTTAGAAGCATTGGGGGCTGGAAATTATTACGTAACAAGTGTGCCGGATTTACCAGGTAGTGTTGAAAGTTATGAGGGTTATTTATCAGTATTCGTTAAAGACGATATAAACAAGCTATTTAACTTCACGCCTTATAACTCTAAAAAGATTTACACACGATCAATCACAAACGGCAGACTTGAGCCACAGTGGACGGTTCCTAATGAACACAAGTCAACGGTATTGTTCGACGGTGGCGCAAATGGTGTAGGTACAACAATCAATCTAACTGAACCATACACAAACTATTCTATTTTGTTGGTAAGTGGAACTTACCCAGGTGGTGTTATTGAGGGATTCGGACTAACCGCATTACCTAATGCAATTCAATTAAGCAAAGCGAATGTAGTTGACTCAGACGGTAACGGTGGCGGTATTTATGAGTGTTTGCTATCAAAAACAAGTAGTACCACTTTAAGAATAGACAACGATGTGTATTTCGATTTAGGCAAAACATCAGGTTCTGGAACGAATGCCAACAAAGTTACTATAACTAAAATTATGGGGTGGAAATAATGAAAATAACAGTAAACGATAAAAACGAAGTTATCGGATACGTTAATGCTGGCGGTTTACGCAATAGTTTAGATGTAGATGATAACAATGTGCCTATCAAATTCAAAGAAGAGTTTGAACCTAGAAAGTTTGTTTTCACTAACGGCGAAATTAAATATAACAGCAATTTTGAAAAAGAAGACGTACCGAATGCATCAAGCCAACAAAGTGAATCAGATTTGAGTGATGAAGAACTTCGCGGAATGGTTGCAAGTATGCAAATGCAGGTGACGCAAGTAAACATTTTGGCGATGGAATTAAAGCAACAAAACGCTATGTTAACACAACAGTTGACTGAACTAAAAGCTGGTAAAACAAATACAGAGGGGGACGTTTAAATGGAGAAAATTAAGATGATTTATCCAACTTTCAAGGACATTAAAACTTTTTATGTGTGGGGTTGCTATAAAAATGACCAAATTAAGTGGTACGTAGACATGGGTGTAATCGACAAAGAAGAATATGCATTGATCACTGGAGAAAAATATCCAGAAACAAAAGATGAAAAGTCACAGGTGTAATGCTTGTGGCTTTTTAATTTAACGCAAAGTAGGTGGCGTAATGTTTGGCTTTACCAAACGACACGAACAAGATTGGCGTTTAACGCGATTAGAAGAAAATGATAAGACTATGTTTGAAAAATTCGACAGAATAGAAGACAGTCTGAGAACGCAAGAAAAAATTTATGACAAGTTAGATAGAAATTTCGAAGAACTAAGACGTGACAAAGAAGAAGATGAAAAAAATAAAGAGAAAAATGCTAAAAATATTAGAGACATCAAGATGTGGATTCTAGGATTAATAGGGACGATTCTAAGTACATTTGTTATAGCCTTGTTAAAAACTATTTTTGGCATTTAAAGGAGGTGATTACCATGCTTAAAGGGATTTTAGGATATAGCTTCTGGGCGTGCTTCTGGTTTGGTAAATGTAAATAACAGTTAAGAGTCAGTGCTTCGGCACTGGCTTTTTATTTTGATTGAAATGAGGTGCATACATGGGATTACCTAACCCAAAGACTAGAAAGCCTACAGCTAGTGAAGTGGTGGAGTGGGCAAAGTCGAATATTGGTAAGAGGATTAATATAGATAATTATCGGGGCAGTCAATGTTGGGATACACCTAACTTTATTTTTAAAAGATATTGGGGTTTTGTAACATGGGGCAATGCTAAGGATATGGCTAATTATAGATATCCTAAGGGATTCCGTTTCTATCGCTATTCATCTGGATTTGTACCGGAACCTGGAGACATTGCAGTTTGGCACCCTGGCAACGGAATAGGTTCGGACGGACACACCGCAATAGTAGTAGGACCATCTAATAAAAGTTATTTTTATAGCGTTGACCAAAACTGGGTTAATTCTAATAGTTGGACAGGTTCTCCGGGAAGTTTAGTAAGACACCCTTATGTAAGTGTTACAGGCTTTGTCAGACCTCCATACTCAAAAGATACTAGCAAACCTAGTAGTACTGATACAAGTTCAGCATCAAAAGCCAATGACTCAACAATTACTGGCGAAGCGAAGAAACCGCAATTTAAAGAAGTTAAAACAGTAAAATACACTGCTTACAGCAATGTTTTAGATAAAGAAGAGCACTTCATTGATCATATAGTTGTAATGGGTGATGAACGCTCAGATATTCAAGGATTATATATAAAAGAATCAATGCATATGCGTTCTGTAGACGAACTGTATACGCAAAGAAATAAGTTTATAAGCGATTATGAAATACCGCATTTATATGTCGATAGAGAGGCTACATGGCTTGCTAGACCAACCAATTTTGATGACCCGCGTCACCCTAATTGGTTAGTTATTGAAGTATGTGGTGGTCAAACAGATAGTAAGCGTCAATTCTTAATGAACCAAATACAAGCTTTAATACGGGGTGTATGGTTGTTGTCAGGAACAGATAAAGAATTATCTGAAACGACGTTAAAGGTAGACCCTAATATTTGGCGTAGTATGAAAGATTTAATTAATTACGACTTGATTAAGCAAGGTATACCGGATGACGCAAAGTATGAGCAAGTCAAAAAGAAAATGCTTGAGACGTACATCAAACGAGATATATTGAAACGAGAAAATATTAAAGAAGTAACTACAAAAACAACAATAAGAATTAGTGATAAAACATCGGTTGACAGTGCGTCAACAAGAGGACCCACTGCATCAGACGAAAAACCAAGCATCGTTACTGAAAAAAGTCCGTTCACGTTCCAGCAAGCACTGGATAGACAAATGTCTAGGGGTAACCCGAAAAAATCTCATACATGGGGCTGGGCTAATGCAACACGAGCACAAACGAGCTCAGCAATGAATGTTAAGCGAATATGGGAAAGTAACACACAATGCTATCAAATGCTTAATTTAGGCAAGTATCAAGGTGTTTCAGTTAGTGCGCTTAATAAGATACTCAAAGGGAAAGGAACGCTAGACGGACAAGGCAAAGCATTTGCAGAAGCCTGTAAGAAAAACAACATTAACGAAATCTATTTGATCGCGCACGCTTTCTTAGAAAGTGGATACGGAACAAGTAACTTCGCTAGTGGTAGATACGGTGCATATAATTACTTCGGTATTGGTGCATTCGACAACGACCCTGATTATGCAATGAAATTTGCTAAGAATAAAGGTTGGACAACTCCAGCAAAAGCAATCATGGGCGGTGCTAGCTTCGTAAGAAAGGATTACATCAACAAAGGACAGAATACACTGTACAGAATCAGATGGAATCCTAAGAATCCAGCTACGCACCAATACGCTACTGCTATAGAGTGGTGCCAACATCAAGCTAGTACAATCGCTAAGCTATATAAACAAATCGGCTTAAAAGGTATCTACTTTATAAGAGATAAATATAAATAAAGAGGTGTATAAATGTACAAAATAAAAGATGTTGAAACGAGAATAAAAAATGATGGTGTTGACTTAGGTGACATTGGCTGTCGATTTTACACTGAAGATGAAAATACAGCATCTATAAGAATAGGTATCAATGACAAACAAGGTCGTATCGATCTAAAAGCGCATGGCTTAACACCTAGATTGCATTTGTTTATGGAAGATGGCTCTATATTCAAAAATGAGCCCCTTATTATCGACGATGTTGTAAAAGGGTTCCTTACCTACAAGATACCTAAAAAGGTTATCAAACACGCTGGTTATGTACGTTGTAAGCTGTTTTTAGAGAAAGAAGAACAAAAAATACATGTCGCGAACTTTTCTTTCAATATCATTGATAGTGGTATTGAATCTGCTGTAGCAAAAGAAATCGATGTTAAATTGGTAGATGATGCTATTACGAGAATCTTAAAAGATAACGCGACAGATTTATTGAGCAAAGACTTTAAAGAGAAAATAGATAAAGATGTCATTTCTTACATCGAAAAGAATGAAAGTAGATTTAAAGGTGCGAAAGGTGATAAAGGCGAACCGGGACAACCTGGTGCAAAAGGTGAAGCAGGTAAAAAAGGAGAACAAGGCGTACCCGGTAAAAACGGTACTGTAGTATCAATCAATCCTGACACTAAAATGTGGCAAATTGATGGTAAAGATACAAATATCAAAGCAGAACCTGAGTTATTGGACAAAATCAATATCGCAAATGTTGAAGGGTTAGAAAATAAATTGCAAGAAGTTGAAAAAATCAAAGATACAACTCTCAACGACTCTAAAACGTATACGGATTCAAAAATTGCTGAACTAGTTGATAGCGCGCCTGAATCTATGAATACATTAAGAGAATTAGCAGAAGCAATACAAAACAACTCTATTTCAGAAAGTGTATTGCAACAGATTGGCTCAAAAGTTAGTACAGAAGATTTTGAGGGATTCAAGCAATCATTAAACAGTTTGTATGCAGATAAAAATCATAGTCATACAATCAAACAGATTGAAGGATTAGAAAATGCTTTATCAAAAAAATCAGACATAAATCACAGTCATGATGAACGTTATCTTTTATCATCAAATGCTTTTACAAAAGAGGAAGCAGATAAACTTTATCAACCTATCGGTTCTTCGCAGCCGTCACTGAATATTTGGACAGGCAGTGAAACAGAATATAATTATTTGTATCAAAAAGACCCTAATACACTTTACTTAATTAAGGGGTGATTTTATGGAAGGTAATTTTAAAAATGTAAAGAAGTTTATTTACGAAGGTGAAGAATATACAAAAGTATATGCTGGAAATATCCAAGTATGGAAAAAGCCTTCATCTTTTGTAATTAAACCCTTACCTAAAAATAAATATCCGGATAGCATAGAAGATTCAACAGCAAAATGGACAATAAATGGAGTTGAACCTAATAAAAGTTATCAGGTGACAATAGAAAATGTACGTATCGGTATAATGAGGATTTCGCAAACTAATTTAGGGTCAAGTGAATTAGGAATATCAGGAGTCAATAGCGGAGTTGCAAGTAAAAATATCAACTTTAGTAATCCTTCAGGGACGTTGTATGTCACTATAAGTGATGTTTATTCAGGATCTCCGACATTGACCATTGAATAATTTTAAACGACTAATTTTTAGTCGTTTTTTTATTTTGGATAAAAGGAGCAAACAAATGGATATTAACTGGAAATTGAGATTCAAAAACAAAGCAGTACTAACTGGTTTAGTTGGAGCATTGTTGCTATTTATCAAGCAAGTCACGGATTTATTCGGATTAGATTTATCTACTCAATTAAATCAAGCTAGCGCAATTATAGGCGCTATCCTCACGTTACTTACAGGTATTGGCGTTATTACTGACCCAACGTCAAAAGGCGTCTCAGATTCATCTATAGCACAGACATATCAAGCGCCTAGAGATAGCAATAAAGAAGAACAACAAGTTACGTGGAAATCATCACAAGACAGCAGTTTAACGCCGGAATTAAGCACGAAAGCACCAAAAGAATATGATACATCACAACCTTTCACAGACGCCTCTAACGATGTTGGCTTTGATGTGAATGAGTATCATCATGGAGGTGGCGACAATGCAAGCAAAATTAACTAAAAAAGAGTTTATAGAGTGGTTGAAAACTTCTGAGGGAAAACAATTCAATGTGGACTTATGGTATGGATTTCAATGCTTTGATTATGCCAATGCTGGTTGGAAAGTTTTGTTTGGATTACTTCTAAAAGGTTTAGGTGCAAAAGATATACCATTTGCAAACAATTTTGATGGACTAGCTACTGTATACCAAAATACGCCGGACTTTTTGGCAAAACCCGGCGATATGGTTGTGTTCGGTAGTAATTACGGTGCAGGATACGGACACGTAGCATGGGTAATTGAAGCAACTTTAGATTATATCATTGTATATGAGCAGAATTGGCTAGGCGGTGGCTGGACTGACGGAATCGAACAACCCGGCTGGGGTTGGGAAAAAGTTACAAGACGACAACATGCTTACGATTTCCCTATGTGGTTTATCCGTCCTAACTTCAAAAGCGAAACAGCTCCACGATCAATACAATCTCCTACGCAAGCATCTAAAAAGGAAACAGCTAAGCCACAACCTAAAGCGGTAGAACTTAAAATTATCAAAGATGTGGTTAAAGGTTATGACCTTCCTAAACGTGGTGGTAATCCTAAGGGTATAATTATTCATAACGACGCAGGAAGCAAAGGGGCAACAGCAGAAGCGTATCGAAACGGATTAGTTAACGCACCTTTATCAAGATTAGAAGCGGGTATTGCGCATAGTTATGTATCAGGTAACACAGTGTGGCAAGCTTTAGATGAATCGCAAGTAGGTTGGCATACTGCTAACCAATTAGGCAATAAATATTATTACGGTATTGAAGTGTGTCAATCAATGGGAGCAGACAATGCGACGTTTTTAAAAAATGAACAGGCGACTTTCCAAGAATGCGCTAGATTGTTGAAAAAATGGGGATTACCAGCAAACAGAAATACAATCAGATTGCACAATGAATTTACTTCAACATCATGCCCTCATAGAAGTTCGGTTTTACACACTGGTTTTGATCCAGTAACTCGCGGTCTATTGCCGGAAGATAAACAATTACAACTTAAAGACTACTTTATCAAGCAAATCAGAGTGTATATGGACGGTAAGATACCAGTTGCCACTGTCTCTAATGAGTCAAGCGCTTCAAGTAATACAGTTAAACCAGTTGCGAGTGCATGGAAACGTAATAAATATGGTACTTACTACATGGAAGAAAATGCTAGATTCACAAACGGTAATCAACCAATCACTGTAAGAAAAATAGGACCATTCTTATCATGCCCGGTAGCTTACCAATTCCAACCTGGTGGATATTGTGATTATACAGAAGTGATGTTACAAGATGGTCATGTTTGGGTAGGATATACATGGGAGGGGCAACGTTATTACTTGCCTATTAGAACATGGAATGGTTCTGCCCCACCTAATCAGATATTAGGTGACTTATGGGGAGAAATCAGTTAGAATGACATAGTCATGTCTATTTAAGCAGGTGCGCTACACACCTGCTTTCTATTTACATTTAAAGATAAAATGTGCTATTATTTTACTAGAACTTTTTAACATTTCTCTCAAGATTTAAATGTTGATAACAGGCAGGTACTTCGGTACTTGCCTATTTTTTTATGCAAAAAAACGAAAAAAGTTTATAAAAAGTGTTGCGTATCACGTTTAATCGTGTTATAATAAGGTATACCAGTTGAGAGGAGGATAAAAAGTGTTAGAAAATTTTAAAACTATAGCAGAAATCGCCTTTTATACAATGTCAGCAATTGCCATAGCGAAAACATTGAAAAAAGACGATAAGTAAGTAGACAAGCCCGAAAGGGCTGTCTATATATAAATTCTAACACTAAAATACTATGAAAACAATTTACATTATTTTAATCATTCTTATTTGGATAAACGTGTTTTTAGGCAACGATATAGGTAAAGGTGTTGTTGCACTGTTTACTACTTTACTGCTTATCAATTTATGGAAGAGGGATAAAAATGACAGCAATAAAAGAAATAATTGAATCAATAGAAAAGTTATTCGAAAAAGAAACGGGATATAAAATTGCTAAAAATTCCGGATTACCATATCAAACTGTGCAAGATTTAAGGAATGGAAAAACATCTTTATCAGATGCCAGATTCAGAACGATAATAAAGTTATACGAGTATCAAAGATTACTTGAAAACAAAGAAGATAAATAGAGGAGCTAAAAATATGTTTGTTACAAAAGAAGAATTTAAAAATTTGAATGTGAAAGAAGTGTTTGAATCAGGTAAAAACTTTATAAAAATTACAGATGGAAGACATGCAATATATTGGGTAAACGATAGATACGTAGTACTTGACCATAAAAAAGGCGATTTGTACCCACAAAAAGCATACCCAAAATATATCGAAAGAAAATTAGTAAGCTAAATAAATAGATAACCACGTCAATTAAGACGTGGTTAATTTTTAGGTTTGCGCGTGTCAAATACGTGTCAATTTAGTTCTATTTCTTTAGTTTTCTTTCTAAAGTTAATCGCTCGTAAACCGCATAGTTATAGGCTTTTCAGCTATATACCAAGATAAGATTTATCCCGCCGTCTCCATATTTGTAGCCTACAGCCTTTGTGGTTGTGGGCTTTTTATTTTAGAGTGCACAAAAAGCGCACAGAAAATGCACATGATACAAAAAGACACCACCAAATTTAGTTGGTAGTGCCTTTTAAGTATTTAACTGTGAATCGTCTACACTTAATTGGACAAATTCTATATTGAAATTTTCGGGATAATCGTAATTGCGAAACTGTTATATGTGTTAAATATGATGTGAAGTGGCTAATATAGACTGCCAGAATATGGAAATGAATCTTGATGTCCAAAAGTGATTGAAAGATAATTATTATATGATATGCTGAAAAAGGGTGTTTATTAAGGGATTGTATAAGTTCTAATAAGGAGTTTTTACAATGTACAAATACTTAAGAAAAATTTCCGTTGCTACTATTGCGTCTTTTGTTTTGGTGGGGCCTGTTTATTCTACGGTAGAATCAGGTAAAGCTAATGCTGAAACTGCTAAAGCGGTTGATAAGGAAATGAAGCAAAGAGAAAAAATTGGAAATGCTTTGTTAGAAGAGATAGATAATAGTAAAGAAGATTTTAAAGACCCAAGTGTAACTGAAAAATTAAAAGGGCAAGTTAGAGATTATAAAAATGGTGTTGCAGAGAGAGGTAAAGCTACTATAACGGCAAAAGCTGGAGCTAAAGCTATCCGAGCTACTGTAAATAAGATTGGAGAGAAAGCTTGGGATAAATTAGTTGCTAAAATAGAAAATACTACTGGCACAAAGCTAGTTATGTTCCATTATCAAAGTATTAATAAGTTTTGCGATATTTTAACAGGTTTTGAGGGTAATTTAGCTGAGGGTATAGCTACAGGATTGACTAATAATTTTGGTTTCAATAAACAATTTGCATATATTGTAGCAAGAGCTTTCATTGCTATTGTATTATAGGTGTGTGTTTGTGATGAGTACCAATAAAAAAGTTTATTTGTTGTTTTTAATAATAACTTTTATTATTTATATATCTTTACCTGTAATTCTTGGGAAAAATACATTTGATGCTCGTTTGTTTGTTATTTTTCCCTTACTCTTTTTTGGAGCATTTTTGTTTTCATCTAATAATAAAAAGAAGTGAAATAGTAACAAATTAAGTATTGTTTGAAAAATGAGTTCACGAAAAATGTTGCATGGTATTCGTGAAATTATGATCGAGTCATTTCAAAAATGACCATTTCAAAACAACAAAAAAGAGTAGGCGAGCTACTCTTTTTTGTTATATTTAACAATTAAATTAGTGTGTCATTATGAGTGTAAGTAAGCTAATTTACAATGACAATAATAATTACAAAGATTATAACGCTAAATGCGAGCATTCATAAATTTATACTTCATCTAAACTACTGTGGTCGTCATCTTTTTGCTTTTCTTTTTCTTTCTCTCGTTCTTGTTCTTTTTTGTACTCTTCTTCAAATTCTTTTTCTTTCTTTTCTACTTCTTCTCTTGTTTCCGCTCTATGAGAAAAATCTTCGGTTTTAAGTTTACTAAATTTGAATGATTTAGAATCAACTGTTTTATCTTCTGAGTATTTATGGACATTTAAATTAATATTTCCATCACCTCTTAACTCATAGATAAACATGGCTTGTGCAGTTTTGCCTTTTTTAATTTGATCTTGGTTATGTTCTGTCCAATCTTTATATTTTTTATCACTTAAAAGATAACCATCTCTTAATTTATTTACTGTATTTTTATCATCTTGAGTGATATTAATATAGTCATGAGAAATAGAAGATGGATTTAAATCTTTATCGTCTTTTTTAGCAGTAATTTCCATTTTAAAAGCGATATATTTCTTTTTCTCATCTTTTTCATTGATGATAAACGGTTCTTTTATTTTAGCTTCAAATTTGTCACTAACAATAGTATCGCCTTTAATTTTTATATCCATATTTTTTTTGCTTTTAAATTCTTTAAGTTCTTCATTTAATTCTTCATTGTCATTTTCTTTCTTTTTGTGACTAGTGCTCTCTTTTTTTGCACTATCTTGATGATGTCCACAAGCACCTAAGATAAGTGTACTTGCTAATAATATCCCCATTACTTTTTTCATTTAACATGTCTCCTTTATTTCGCAAAAATTTATTTTTAAAAACTCGTAACGATATAAAATTGCTTATCGTTTTGAGTAATTAAACAAAGTTGATATTTTGTGAGATTCTAAGATGATATTAAATAATTCTTGTAATAATGATTCTATGTATTGTTGCAATAAATTAATGGAACTATAATTACTAATATTATATTACTTTTATTGATAGAAATATATTACTTTTTTAAAAAACTTGTAATATATCGAAAGATTTAAATGTAAAATTTTGATTTGTTAAGAAATTACGTTTATAAAAATAAAAAAATTCAACTTATTTGTATGAGATGAATATGTATTGAAGAACATGAGTTATTAAATTGGAAATAATGCTCAAAGATGGGAGCTCTTAAAAGCGTTATTGTATTCTTTAGTCAAAGCAAATAGATTGCCATAATAATAAACGTACTTGATGGTTAAAAAATTACTTAAGACTATAAAGCAAAACTTTTTATATGAGCAGTCGAATATAACGTTTAAAATGTTTCTTTTTGGATATAAACGATTAAGTAAAATGATTTTTCAGTTTGAAATTAATCATATAAATTTCTTAAGGGAAGGGTGATATCTTAATGATTAATATTATTTCAGCTATAGGATCTATTGGAACATTTATTATGGCTTTATTTTATTTTGTATCAGTTTCAGTTCAACTTTATCAAATGAAAATTAGCTTTCTGCCAGCTTTAGGTTTTAACCAAATTTTATTAGAAAGGGAGGGGGGTCAACTTAATATAATGAATTCGGCTACAGATGAGCATCATCATAAAGATTATATTAAACTATATAATTTAGGTGGTGGTGCTGCTAAAAAAATTGCAATAGAGGTTTTATTGGGGAATGATAAAGTCATACAGAAAAAATACGTGAATATTTTACCTAGTAAAGAAGGGTACATGTTACCAATTAATAAAAATGTGTACGAAGAATTAGAAAGAACGATTGAGAATAATGGTTATGAAGCTGATTTGAATGTACGTATGACTTATTATCATAATGTAAGTCGCAAACAACAGGAAGTTATATTAAAAGGTCAAATCGACCGTTTTAATAATTATAATAATAAAGAAATTTATGATTTGCAGTTTATCTAAAAATTGATTTAAGAGTGTAGTTGTTTATTGCGAAAAATATCATTCAATTTTAATGAAATAATGGCGTCATTACTATAAAATATTACTTTATGTTGTAATGCATTTTTCTATAAGATAGAACTAAAAGGAGGGGCAAAGATGCAAATTAGACAAATACATCAACATGACTTTGCTCAAGTTGACCAGTTAATTAGAACGGCATTTGAAAATAGTGAACATGGTTATGGTAATGAATCAGAACTAGTAGACCAAATTCGTCTAAGTGATACGTATGACAATAACTTAGAATTAGTAGCTGTTCTTCAAAATGAAGTTGTAGGGCACGGTTTACTAAGTGAAGTTTATCTTGATAACGAGGCACAACGGGAAATTGGATTAGTGTTAGCACCTGTATCTGTTGATATTCATCATCAAAATAAAGGTATTGGGAAGCGATTGATTCAAGCATTAGAACGAGAAGCAATATTAAAAGGATATAATTTTATCAGTGTATTAGGATGGCCGAAGTATTATGCCAATCTAGGATATCAACGCGCAAGTATGTACGACATTTATCCACCATATGATGGTATACCAGATGAAGCGTTTTTAATTAAAGAATTAAAAGTGAAAAGTTTAGCGGGAAAAACAGGTACCATAAATTACACATCTGCTTTTGAAAAAATATGATTTCAAGTTAGGATTACATTAGGCAGAGTTCATATTAAGAATACAAATTGTTTGCAATGAAATCGTGCGTTGTCGTTTGCAATTTTCAAAACAGAGAAAATGAAAAGCTTTTTGTTGTAAATATTTATTGTAGTTAATAAAATTCTAAAACAAATTAATTGCCATTATGCAATTTTGGTGTATAATTGCATTAATAGAGATTAAATATATATTAAAAGGGTATACAGTTAATATAAAATGACTTTTTAAAAAGAGGGAATAAAATGAATATGAAGAAACAAGAAAAACACGCAATTCGTAAAAAATCGATTGGCGTGGCTTCAGTGCTTGTAGGTACGTTAATCGGTTTTGGACTACTCAGCAGTAAAGAAGCAGATGCAAGTGAAAATAGTATGACACAAACGGAAAATACGAGAAATGAGAGCAAAAGTAATGATCCAAGTAGCGTTAATGCTGCACCTAAAACAGACAACACAAACGTGAGTGATTCTAATACAACGACAAACACTAATAGTGACGAAACGAATGTAGCGCAAAATCCAGCACAACAGGAAACGACACAATCAGCATCAACAAATGCAACTACAGAAGAAACACCGGTAACTGGTGAAGTTACTACTACGGCAACGAATCAAGCTAATACACCGGCAACAACTCAATCAAGCAATACAAATGCGGAAGAATCAGTGAATCAAACAAGTAATGAAACGACTTCTAATGATACTAATACAGTATCATCTGTAAATTCACCTCAAAATTCTACAAATGCGGAAAATGTTTCAACAACGCAAGACACTTCAACTGAAGTAACACCTTCAAACAATGAATCAGCTCCACAGAGTACAGATGCAAGTAATAAAGATGTAGTTAATCAAACGGTTAATACAAGTGCGTCTAGAATGAGAGCATTTAGTTTAGCGGCTGCAGATGCACCGGCTGTTGGCACAGATATTACGAATCAGTTGACGAATGTGACAGTTGGTATTGACTCTGGTACGACTGTGTATCCGCACCAAGCAGGTTATGTCAAACTGAATTATGGTTTCTCAGTACCAAATTCTGCGGTTCAAGGTGACACATTCAAAATAACTGTGCCCAAAGAATTAAACTTAAATGGTGTAACTTCAACTGCTAAAGTGCCACCAATTATGGCCGGAGATCAAGTATTGGCAAATGGTGTAATCGATAGTGATGGTAATGTTATTTATACATTTACAGACTATGTTGATACTAAAAATGATGTTAAAGCAACACTAACTGTGCCTGCATACATTGATCCAGAAAATGTAACGAAAACAGGTAATGTGACATTGACAACTGGCATAGGAAATACAACAGCAAACAAAACAGTATTAGTAGATTATGAAAAATATGGTAAGTTTTATAACTTATCTATTAAAGGTACAATTGACCAAATCGATAAAACAAATAATACGTATCGTCAGACAATTTATGTCAATCCAAGTGGAGATAACGTTATTGCACCGGTTTTAACAGGTAATTTAAAACCAAATACGGATAGTAATGCATTAATAGATCAGCAAAATACAAGTATTAAAGTATATAAAGTAGATAATGCAGCTGATTTATCTGAAAGTTACTTTGTGAATCCAGAAAACTTTGAGGATGTCACTAATAGTGTAAATATTACATTCCCAAATCCAAATCAATATAAAGTAGAGTTTAATACGCCTGATGATCAAATTACAACACCGTATATTGTAGTTGTTAATGGTCATATTGATCCGAATAGCAAAGGTGATTTAGCTTTACGTTCAACTTTATATGGATATAACTCAAATATAATTTGGCGCTCTATGTCATGGGACAACGAAGTAGCATTTAATAACGGATCAGGTTCTGGTGACGGTATCGATAAACCTGTGGTTCCTGAACAACCTGATGAGCCGGGTGAAATTGAACCAATTCCAGAGGATTCAGATTCTGACCCAGGTTCAGATAGTGGTTCAGATTCTGGCAGCGATTCTAATTCAGATAGCGGTTCAGATTCGGGTAGTGATTCTACATCAGATAGTGATTCAGATTCAGCGAGCGATTCAGATTCAGCGAGCGATTCAGATTCAGCGAGTGATTCAGATTCAACGAGTGATTCAGATTCAACGAGTGATTCAGATTCAACGAGTGATTCAGATTCAACGAGTGATTCAGATTCAACGAGTGATTCAGATTCAGCGAGTGATTCAGATTCAGCGAGTGATTCAGATTCAACGAGTGATTCAGATTCAGTGAGTGATTCAGATTCAGCAAGCGATTCAGATTCAGATAGTGACTCAGACTCAGACTCAGACAGCGATTCAGATTCAGATAGTGACTCAGACTCAGACTCAGACAGCGATTCAGATTCAGATAGCGATTCAGATTCCGACAGTGACTCGGATTCAGATAGCGATTCCGACTCAGACAGTGACTCAGATTCAGATAGCGATTCAGATTCAGACAGCGATTCAGAATCGGATAGCGACTCAGACAGCGACTCAGAATCAGAAAGCGACTCAGATTCCGACAGTGACTCAGATTCAGATAGTGACTCCGATTCAGACAGCGATTCCGATTCAGACAGTGACTCAGACTCAGACAGTGACTCAGACTCAGATAGCGATTCCGACTCAGACAGTGCCTCAGACTCAGATAGCGATTCCGATTCAGACAGTGACTCAGACTCAGACAGTGATTCAGACTCAGATAATGACTCAGACTCAGACAGCGATTCGGATTCAGCGAGTGATTCCGACTCAGGTAGTGACTCCGATTCATCAAGTGATTCCGACTCAGACAGTGCCTCTGATTCAGATAGTGACTCGGATTCAACGAGTGACACAGGATCAGACAACGACTCCGACTCAGAAAGTGATTCAAATAGCGATTCTGAGTCAGGTTCTAACAATAATGTAGTTCCGCCTAATTCACCAAAAAATGGTACTAATGCTTCTAATAAAAATGAGGCTAAAGATAGTAAAGAGCCATTACCAGATACAGGTTCTGAAGATGAAGCGAATACGTCACTAATTTGGGGATTATTAGCATCATTAGGTTCATTACTACTTTTCAGAAGAAAAAAAGAAAATAAAGATAAGAAATAAGTAATAATGATATTAAATTAATCATATGATTCATGAAGAAGCCACCTTAAAAGGTGGCTTTTTTACTTGGATTTTCCAAATATATTGTTTGAATATAATTAATAATTAATTCATCAACAGTTAATTATTTTAAAAAGGTAGATGTTATATAATTTGGCTTGGCGAAAAAATAGGGTGTAAGGTAGGTTGTTAATTAGGGAAAATTAAGGAGAAAATACAGTTGAAAAATAAATTGCTAGTTTTATCATTGGGAGCATTATGTGTATCACAAATTTGGGAAAGCAATCGTGCGAGTGCAGTGGTTTCTGGGGAGAAGAATCCATATGTATCTGAGTCTTTGAAACTAAATGATAACAAAAGTAAAAGCTTATCATTAGAAAAGTATAAAGAGAGTCTTAGAAGTATAATGTGTACAAAAGAAATCAACAAAAATGATGGATATGATGAGCCTGAATATAAAGAAGCACTGGATACTTACAGAAAAAAATTATTTGCTGAGTTAGATGCACTTAATAAATTTTTAGATGAAGAGAGAAAAATAGCCAGTTACATTAAAAAAAATATGGAAGTGCCAAGTAATATTTTAGGATTAACACACGGTAGATATACAGCAATATATAATGCAATTAAAGAAAATAAAAAAGAATTCGAAAAAAATGTAGAAAATATTGAAAGTAAGCATCTTGATTTAAAAAGGTTTGATGAAGACAAAGATTATGAAGCAAGAGTTAAATTAAATGAATTAGAAAATAAAGTTTTAATGTTAGGTCAAGCTTTTCCTGATAAAGTAGATGCTAGAGAAAGTCTTTATAATAAATTGGATATGATTGTTGGTTTAGATAATGATGAAATTGAAGAAAGACATCCGCAAAATGAAAGGTTATTAAAAGAACGAGTTGAAGATTTAGAAACAATTATCGATGAATTCTTTAATGACATAGGTGAAAATAGACCGGAGAATATAGCACCATTAACTAACAATGAGCATAAAAATAAGGAAATGATTACAAAGCTAAAATCTGACACTGAAGCAGCAAAAAGTGATGAATCAAAAAGAAGCAAAAGAAGTAAAAGAAGTTTAAATACTCAAAATCATAAATCTAAAATAAACGAAGTAACTGCAGAACAAAAAGCAGAATACGAAAGAAAAGCTGAAGAAAGAAAAGAAAAGTTTTTAGCTAAGAACAAAGATAATCCAGTGGTTTCACTAATCGATGACGAAGACGACAACGAAAACGAAAACGACAAGCAACTTGTGGTTTCTGCACCAACAAATAAACCAACAACACTGCCTACATACACTGAAACAACGACACAGGTACCAATGCCTACAGTTGAGCGTCAAACTCAGCAACAAATCGTTTACAAAGCACCAAAACCATTAGCTGGATTAAATGGTGAAAGTCATGATTTCACAACAACGCATCAATCACCAACTACTTCAAATCACACGCATAATCATCTTATTGAAATTGAAGAAACATCTGCTTTACCTGGTAGAAAGACGGGTTCATTGGTTGGTTTGAGTCAAATTGATTCTTCACATTTAACTGAACGTGAGAAGCGCGTGATTAAGCGTGAACACGTGAGAGAAGCTCAAAAGTTAGTTGATAATTATAAAGATACACATAGTTATAAAGACCGATTAAATGCACAACAAAAAGTAAATACTTTAAGTGCAGGTCATCAAAAACGTTTTAATAAACAAATTAATAAAGTATATAATGGCAAATAATTAATGCATGGCTGCAAAACAAATAATGAGTTTGCCGTAAAAATAACAACATTTTAAACTAGCAATAAATAATATCAAAGTCATCATTTCAATGATGCAATCTAGTATAGTCCACATTCTAAACAGGTGTAGACTATTACTTTTTTCACTTTATATTACGAAAAAATTATTATGCTTAACTATCAATATCAATAATTAATTTTAAGCTGAAAAACAATAAAAATGTTAAGATAACGTTTACTTCAAGTTAATTATTATACTGAAAATTCTGGTATATAATGCTGTTAGTGAATATAACAGGAAAATTAAATTGGTTATAATATTGAGTCTATATAAAGGAGAAATAACAGATGAAAAAGAAATTATTAGTTTTAACTATGAGCACGCTATTTGCTACACAAATTATGAATTCAAATCACGCTAAAGCATCAGTGACAGAGAGTGTTGACAAAAACTTTGTAGCTTCTGAAGATAAATTGAATAAGATTGCAGATCCATCGGCAGCTAGTAAAATTGTAGATAAAAACTTTGCCGTACCAGAATCAAAATTAGGAAACATTGTACCAGAGTATAAAGAAATCAATAATCGAGTGAATGTAACAACAAACAATCCAGCTTCAAAACAAGTTGACAAGCAAATTGTTGTTAAAGGCCCAGAGGTGAATAGATTTATTACGCAAAACAAAGTAAACCACCACTTCATCACTACGCAAACACACTACAAGAAAGTTATTACTTCATACAAATCAACGCATGTACATAATCATGTAGACCATGCAACATCTTCTATCCATCATCACTTTACTATTAAACCAACAGAAGCACCTAGATATACACACCCATCTCAATCTCAATCGTTAATTATAAATCATCATTTTGCAGTTCCTGGATACCATGGTCATAAAGTTGTAACACCAGGACAAGCTAGTATTAGAATTCATCACTTTTGTGCTGTACCTCAAATAAATAGTTTTAAGGTCATTCCATCATATGGTCACAATTCACATCGTATGCATGTACCAAGTTTCCAAAATAACACAACAGCAACACATCAAAATGCAAAAGTAAATAAAACTTATAACTATAAATATTTTTATACTTATAAAGTAGTCAAAGGTGTAAAAAAACATTTCTCATTTTCAAAATCACATGGTTGTAAAATTGTTAAACCAGCATTAAACATCAAAAATGTAAATTATCAATATGCTGTTCCAAGTAATAGCCCTACACACGTTGTTCCTGAGTTTAAGGGCATCTTACCAGCACCACGAGTATAAAAATTGACATTAAGTTTACGAGATATGATAAATACCTATTATTTTAAATATAGTCTGCAATCTATGAGGTTGTAGGCTATGTTTTTGCTGTTTAACGATCAACACCCATCAACAAATTATACCGTTTTTCTACTTTAAAAGTTGGAAGTAACATAATCTTAAATAAATATATTATTAATTAAGATAAATATAAGACTCAAGATTATTGTTAATAGTTTGTTCATCGCAAGTTAATTATTGTTTCTAAAATATTGGTATATAATTTTCAATGGCGAAGAAAACAGGGTGAAAAAGTCGGTTTTTAAATCAAAGCAAATAAGGGAGCTTAAACAATTGAAAAGGAAAGTACTAGTATTAACAATGGGCGTACTTTGTGCGACACAATTATGGCAAACGAATAATGCAAAAGCTTTAGTGCATGAGAGTGGCGTTAATGATACTAAGCAATTTACTGAAGTAACATCGGAAGAAAAAGTTATAACAGTTGAACATGCTTATATTAATATTTTTAAATCTAATAGCAATTCAAACCTGATGGAGTTCAACATATTAACAATGGGCGGTAAATCAGGAGCTATGGTTGGTTATAGTGAAATTGACTCATCACATTTCACAGACCGTGACAAACGCGCTATTAGACGTGATCATGTTAAAGAAGCACAAAGCTTAATTAACGATTATAAAGATACACAAAGCTATGAAGATCTCGCTAAGGCAACTGCAAAAGTAAGTACACTTAGTCAGTCTCACCAAAATTATTTAAATAAACAAATTGATAAAGTGAATAATAAGATAGAGAAAACTGAAAAGCGCTAATCCAAAGTAAATTATAAGTTATACATCTCGTTTTTAAATGACAATTTATCCCCGTAAATATAATAAATAATCTTTTCACATTCCGCATAGATATAGAGACGCTAATAAACCTCTTTGTCTCGATATGATAGTCTGCAACGATTCATGTTGTAGGCTTTTTAATTTTACAAATACGACTAAATATTTAAGTTCTGACACCTAAAATATAGAAAATACATAAAAGTAAGTATAGTTATTTTATTATAATTATTAAATTTTTATTAATTAATTGTAAAAATGTAGAATTATAATTAATTAACGTTTAATATTAAAATTAACTAAAAAGAAAGAGGTGTTAGTTATGACAGAATACTTATTAAGTGCTGGCATATGTATGGCAATTGTTTCAATATTACTTATAGGGATGGCTATCAGTAATGTTTCGAAAGAACAATACGCAAAGAGGTTTTTCTTTTTCGCTACTAGTTGCTTAGTGTTAACTTTAGTTGTAGCTTCAAGTCTAAGTAGCTCAGCAAATGCATCACAAACAGATAATGGCGTAAATAGAAGTGGTTCAGAAGATCCAACAGTATATAGTGCAACTTCAACTAAAAAATTACATAAAGAACCTGCGACATTAATTAAAGCGATTGATGGTGATACTGTTAAATTAATGTACAAAGGTCAACCAATGACATTCAGACTATTATTGGTTGATACACCTGAAACAAAGCATCCTAAAAAAGGTGTAGAGAAATATGGTCCTGAAGCAAGTGCATTTACGAAAAAAATGGTAGAAAATGCAAAGAAAATTGAAGTCGAGTTTGACAAAGGTCAAAGAACTGATAAATATGGACGTGGCTTAGCGTATATTTATGCTGATGGAAAAATGGTAAACGAAGCTTTAGTTCGTCAAGGCTTGGCTAAAGTTGCTTATGTTTATAAACCTAACAATACACATGAACAACTTTTAAGAAAAAGTGAAGCACAAGCGAAAAAAGAGAAATTAAATATTTGGAGCGAAGACAACGCTGATTCAGGTCAATAATGCTCATTGTAAAAGTGTCACTGCTGCTAGTGGCACTTTTACAATTTTTAGATCACGTTATGATTTATTATCAATTCAGAATTAAAAAAGTAAATAGTATCAAAATCAAGTGTATTTAATATTAGAAAATAAAAATTTTAAATTTAGTATTAAAATGGAATATTACTATATATTTCAATGTGTATTATCACAGAAAATAAAATAATGCTTTACTTCTATATTTAAAAGTGTATAATGAAAGTTAAGTAATAAAGAGCGTGAAGAAAAATGTGAGTTATTTATATAGAATATTCTCCTTTTCATTTATGAATTTGTTACAAAATATTTAGTGCAAAAGCACGACGGAGGTATTCAATATGAATAACGGTACAGTTAAATGGTTTAATGCAGAAAAAGGTTTTGGTTTCATCGAAAGAGAAGATGGTAGCGACGTATTCGTACACTTCTCAGCAATCGCTGAAGATGGATACAAATCATTAGAAGAAGGCCAAAAAGTTGAATTCGACATCGTTGAAGGCGACCGTGGCGAGCAAGCTGCAAACGTAGTTAAAATGTAATTTTAACTTATTCAAACAGTCCTTATTATAGGGCTGTTTTTTTATGCTTTAAATCGATAGCAGTTGGTGTGGTAAAAGCACTAGCTGTTATTTTTTTGTCCAATAAATTTAGGTGGAGATCTAACAATATATAATGGTTCTAAAATAAATCGAACTGATGGAAAAGATTTTTACTTTTCATCTGTCCGACTTTTGATTTTGAATATAAAAAAAGCGCCAATACAGAACTTTAATAATGACGAGAATTAAAGTCTGTATATGGCGATAACAAGAAGTAATGTTAAACACTCAAAATGTTTAACAATAATAGGATACCACATCGCATAATATCTTACTACTTAATTAATAATTTAACTAATCAACTTTTTGTTAATTTTTTATTAAGACTGATTAATTATTGAGAATATTTATTGTTTTTAAAATCTCATAATAATTCAGTAATCTTGTTTTCATTTAAAAAGTGGAACATTAAAATAATTAAATAAAAATATTGCGTTTAATTTACAGCGTCAAATATACTTATTTCTAATGCTTTGAGGTCTACAGAAACAAGTAGAGAATAATCGATGTTACTAATGTTGCCATTCTCCAAATCTATTTCTGTGAGTATTTGGAAGCTACCATTAGGCAACGGTTTAACAATAGACAATTGCTTTTCCGCTTGTTGTATCAAAAAAGGTTTAGTAGATTGATTATTAATATGCCATTCACTCATGTATATTTTCACTCCTGTTTTAAAATAGGGTTAGAAATTTTATAGTTGAGACATCCATGTTCAACCAAAATTTTGTTCAAATTCAATAAATGTCTTGTTTAAAATAGAAATATTGTAAATGTTATCGTCCAAAACTTCACCAGTTAAGTATTTGTTTTGAATTAAAATTTGGCAGTTAGTTAAGAAGTCTTGATAATCACGATCGCAAAAATAGTTTTCACGTGCATTTTTAGCATCGCCAAAAAAGTTAGCGACTGTTTCTGTTTCTCCATTATTCGAACGTTCAATATATAATTTGTAAAATTTAGCTATTGTATACTTTTGTTCTTTAGTTAGTTCATTCAAAATATTGGGCCTCCTGAAATATCATTTGTAATCTATACCCAATTTATTGCAAAACACAAACTAATTTAACTTTTTGATGAAACAGTTTTAATAAGTTTTAACAAGCCTTAGTTTATATGGATCTATAAAATTATCTTTAATTGCATAGGGTGAAATAATATGTAGTCCATAACTTTTAACTGATTTTTCACTTACACCAAATTTATAAGCTTGATAGATAATTTTAGTACAATATGTAAATTTTTTGCTGTTCAAATTTAATGTAACTAGATAACGATGATTTGTATTTTCATAGTTTTTCTTAACCCATTCAGCCGCTTTTTTACCTGCACCAGGATAGCTACAACGATAAACTTTCATCCAATCATTTTTGCCACTTGCATAATTATATTTAAAAGATTCGAAGGATTGTGTAGTTGGTTTGTCGCCAGGCCCCTCAATTTGTAAAATCGTTTTATCATCAATCGCGATACTACAATGACCAAAAAATCCCCACATGACAGGGCCTTTTGTAACAATAATATCACCAGGTTGTAATTGGAATTTGTCATCTTGAATTTCTGAATACTTATTATCTGCAATTGTTTTTGGTGAGTTTATAGGGGATACGACAACGAATAATATAAGTAAAATTATCGTTCGTTTAATATAGTTCACTTAAAAGCTCCTTGTTGAAGAAATATATGTAAATAGTCTTAAATTAGAATTGTAATCTTTAATAAGCTTGCAAGACTAAAACATATCTTAAATATTAAAGTATGAGAGTGTGAAATGTCTATTAAGAATAAAAAACAGTCTGAAACATCATTGAGACGTTTCAGACTGGATATAAAATGAATTTCATTTATAGCACACCAAATATAAATGTGTATATTAATATAGCGAATCCAAAAATATAGAGAATGACAGTGAAACTTAAATAGGACTCTTTTTTAGATTCTTTGCCAGTTTTTTTCATTAATACGAGTATAAACGTAGCGGCAACTAAGAAAATTAATGCTAGCCAAAACAGAATTGCAAAATGTAAAGACATGTGAAACCCTCCTTGTATACCGTAATATTAACCTATAAAACTATAAAAAATAGGATAAATGTAATAGAGAACGAGTACGATATTTATAAAAAATAATATTTCACTTAACCAGTTTTTAGTTATCATTGCAATGGTAAAGGATACTATGAGTATCACACCACAAATGATAATACCAGGCAGGAGCCAACATAAATCATCTAAATCTTTATTATATGTGATTAAAATATTAAAGATAACAAAAGTGGTAGTAATAACTATATTGATAGCATTTAACAAAATGTTATTCATGACTGACACCTACTAGTATAAAAATAGCTTCTTAATAAATATGATAACACTATTTTCCAATAGGTAAATAAAAAGTATAGTTATTTTTTAAAATATTATTTGTAGAATGCTAAAGTTTATTAATTCAAACAAGCGAGCATATATAGGGGTGTATAGTACTAATATGAAAAGAATATTTACATGCTAAAAACCCTTAAAGTTGAATAATTCGTTAATATTTTTAGAATCAGATAACAAAAAAATGTGCAAAATTACTTTTGCACATTTACAAATACTAGTTTTCTGATAAGATTAATAATAACACTTTAAATAGCGTTTAATAAATGAAGGGGGCAAGTCTTATGACGTTTTACAATTTCATCATGGGTTTTCAAAATGATAACACACCATTTGGTATATTGGCCGAACACGTTAGTGAAGATAAAGCATTCCCTCGATTAGAAGAAAGACACCAAGTAATTAGAGCATATGTGATGTCTAATTACACAGATCATCAATTAATTGAAACTACAAATAGAGCTATTAGCTTATATATGGCAAATTAATTTGAGTAGTACCAATTATGATGTATTAGTGCATCCCAAATATCTTTTGTTTTAAAGTTTATTTCATCATTTCTTATCGAAAATGGTGTAATAATGTCTTTATCTAACCAAGTGTTTATAAGTTCATTTGGTACACCATCTAACAACATTTCACTTTTACTAATTATAAAACATTCCCAGTCAAGTGAAACATTTTGTGGATTCACATAATTACATTGATTATGATTATCCAT